GTAGCGGTCTAGGAGCAGGCAGAGCAGGTGGGATGGCAGGTTCCAGACCAATACTAGTGATAGCATTAAGGTCAGCTTGGAACTTCTGCAACGCAGTATCACGACGGATAGCCTGAGCTTGCATATCAAGACTCAACCTAGAAGCAGCTAGCTGTGCCTTAGACAGGTAGAACGTATCATTTAGTTGTTCAAGTTTAGTCCCAATTTCTACTGAGGTAAGACCAAAGTTCTGCTCAGCATTCATCACGTTTTGGATAATCTGTGATGTAGCAAGCCCAGTTTCTGCAATAGAGGCGGCTGCTAATTTCTCTGAAGTAACACCTGCAGCACTACCAGCAATAGCTTGTCCAGTTTGTTTCAATCCTTGAACATATGCCTGTTGTTGCTGTAGTTGACCACTAGCCAGTGTTTGTTGTCGTGCAACATCAGCCGCTACAAAGTCTAGTTGAAGACCACGTTGAGCATACTGATACTCCATCATGGTAGACTTCTCTTGGAAATCTAGTTGGAGATTCTGTTCTTGTTCCCAACGTGCAGTATCCTGCATGGAGAAATCAAGAGCTAGATTATTAAAATTAAGTTGCTGTAGAGCTGTCTGTTGACGAAGCTGGTAGGCGCGTTGTTCCTGTGCATAGTTGAAATTATTGATACCCATTTGGTATCGCCAGGAATCCCAAGCAGTTTGATCCCTGTAGGCATACTCTTCACGAATATTACCTTTTTGGATCTTAATGCCTTCTTTTAATTGCTGACGTTCAGTCCGTAAGTTTTGATTGGCAAACTGACGTGCTTGCCTAGCTTGTTCATTACGGATGTCAGCTTCTTCTTCGGCAGCACGGTTCTGAGCACTTGCTCCAAAGATGCCACCAAGTAGACTTGCACCACCAGAGATAAGACTTGCGGCAACAGCGGGTGAGATAACAACCATCCTTAAGCCCTCCTAATATAACGTGTAGAATAATTACCTTCCCACGTCATACTGGTGAGAGTCACAGGAAAAGGTGATGTACTTTTAACTTTAAGTTGATAATTTGTATTTCGTTGATGAATGGGTACGTTAAACACGGTATCTTTATTTAGAGGAATGTTATTTGCAAGGTAGTAATCAGCTTGAATTACAGGTTGAATAAGGCGCCACTCTTGAGCACCATACCTCTTCAGGAAGAACTCTAGATAACCGCTAAGTCCAACATTAAACCGCATTCTAGCAACGGTTAGAATAGCACTCCAATCAATAGATTGACCTTGATTAAAGTAATAAGTAGGAAGCTCTACTTCATAGTCAAATGCATAACCCACTACCAATTGTGAATCCAGACCTGTTAGATCTCCTTGTACTGTCCAATCACTCTCATCAATTTCATAAATAGTTCCATTACCAATTGGGTTAAAGGAGCTAGTTACAAACAACTTAGGTAGATCACTTAGTTTTTGTGGTTGTTGTGCTGACACAGTAGGTATCTTAACAGCAAAAGCATTCTTACCTGTAATGTGATTGTATGGTCTAGGTAGTGTAGACCTTTGAGTGGCAGAGTCGTAGGTAATAGTACCGTAACTTACAGGGATATAGAGGAAATCAAGGCGTGCATTACTAACAGCAATAGTTGTTAGATCAGGTGTACCTGAAGGGAACCGTTGTGCAAGAGGGTATGGATCTTGAATAAGACTAATAATAGAAAGATTGTAGACACCATCTGATTCAGTTACAAGCACAAGAATGTTCTGAAGAACTTCCATGAATTTAACTGTACCAACTACTTGCCATTTAAACCAAGCTTGCATCAACTGTTCTTGACCGTTGCTGTAAAACTTGTACATATAAATGGTTTCATCAGTCTCACTATATGTTGCAATAAGTGAGTTCTGAGGATCTGCAATCAATTGACTGGCATCACTAGGAATATAACCAGATACAATCTGGCTAATCTCTGAAGTATTCGGAGCTTCATTACCACCACGTGGTTGCATACCAAATACTTTAGTACTCAAAGGAGTCCTAGAGATAAACGTCACATATGGACCTACGTCTTGAATCTCAACATCTGGTGCATTCTCATACTGACCAATGGTACGAATGATAGAGTCAAAAGGTGTTAGGTTTCCACTTTCTGAATACAACAAAAACTGTTCAAACTGAGTGAACAGAATCAAACCTTGAGTTCTTGAAATGGCAGAGTGTAGTGTACCAACCCTAGCACTTGGAATGTCAACATCAACAGGGTCAGCAGCAGTTACTGTCTGAGCACTGGTATAGAAGAAGTTAGAGATGTCCTTAGCAGCACTAAGTACCACAGAATCAGGACCAAGTAGTGCCAACCTATTACTATTCAATACGCCAAACTTAATAACCCTATCTACAAACGAAGGAATAGGGCAGCTTAGGTCATTACCGGTAGCACGTGGTGCCCAGTTTTCAGGACCAACCGTAAAGGTATTCTTAGCAGTATTGACAAGCTTATAGGGCATTGTCGTAATGTTGAACCCAGCACTTGCTAGTTGTGCAGTGTTAGGAGTAAGAGGGTCTTCATCCCAACCAATATCTTCCTGCCAATAACCAGTACCTGTTTCACTGGTAGATCCAGCTACACCAATAAACTTAACAAAGTAAGAGTTTCTATCGTCAATAGAGTTAAGGATTTTAACACGCCTACCGTCAGGTGAAGAGGCAGAGAGACGACTAGTATTGGTTACACCATCTTGATATGATGTCAGACCTTTACCGCTATCACCACCTTTGACTTCAAGATCAAAGGCTGTAGCTTTGGTAATCTCCAGTGAACTACCGTAGATTTCTACAGTGTAGGAAGGATCAGCATTATTTATGTTAGTCTTAAGGGTAGTTAGCAGGTGGTCAACAGTGTCATTTGTAGTAATGCTGTGGCTATAGACCTGACCATCAAGAAAGATTTCATAAAGACCATTTTCAAGGCTAGCTACAACAACTGTACCGTTCCTCTTAAGATTGTAGGTACTCTTTGGTAGCATCTCTACAGTCTTTTCTTTATTAATCAGATATGTCTGATCAAGATAAGTTACTGTTTCAATCTTATCAATAGCATTACCAGATCCAGCCGTTAGGTAAGTTTGAGTAGCTGCATCTACAACCTCTCCACTAGCCCAAGTAAAGCTAGAACCACTGAGTGTAGGAACTAGGTTCCACCATTTAATTTTACCAGCATTAGTGACAGCAATAAGGTAGCTCTCATCATCATCTCGATTGATGGAAAACCAATATGCATTATCAAGGCTATCTGATGTAGGTGGTGTCAGTTCATCTAGAAACTGACTACCATTTCTTTTAATAAGACCAAAGGCAGGATCAGGAAATGCATTCAAGATCTCTGACATTTGACCTGGAGACTTTTTAATATCCTGTTGACGGCTAACACCACCAAGGAATGTAGGGACTTGTTGAGTAACTACTGCCATCAGTACCTCTGCAAAGTTTTAAATGGTTGATAGCTTTGATAAGCTGCTCCCTCACGTGGAGGACCAAAGAAGCTATAGTCTCCCTGATTACATTCATACTCAAGAGCCATAGCTCGTGTATATGCTTCCTTCTGTTGGAGGATCTGATATTGAGTACCATCACCAATAATTCGACTGGCAAAGATAGCAGCAGCTCTAGCAGTGATATAGTCTTGAACAGGAGCCGGTAGGTCAATCCAAGGAAACCACCAAGTAATGTCACAATAGATAGGATCGTCCCATTGATCAGTATGAGCAATCTTATCATATAAACGACCATCACGCCTAATGGTATCCTTATAAGCATAAGCACTTGCATACCTAGGATTATTGGAAAGGTCTACCTGCAATGCATTATCAGGGATAACTACATATTTTGTTGTAATATCAGGAGTAAGAAGATAGTCGTACTCTTTATTGAAAGACCAGCCTTCTGCCTGCACTTCCCGTGATACCTCTTGGAGAGTATCATAAGCAATCGCAATGTCCGGATTGGTTACTACAGTTACAGTCTGACCATTAGAATCAGTCAGGGTCTCGGTATCAAGGGTGGTGACAGGCGCTTGACCAACTGACGCCAAAATTTGGTTGATAGCTTGTAGCTCAGTTTTAGAGCCAGTTGAAGGATAGGGCATAACAATATGTTACATATTAGTTAAAAAAAAGGGAGAGCCGAAGCCCTCCCAGTAAAAATTAATCAGGCACGAGAACGTGCAGGTGCATCGCACTCAACGCCAGTATAAGCAAAGCGGAGATTCTTGGTCTCCGAATAGACACCGGAATCTGCAACAGGGCTGCCATAGCCCCATTGAGTTTTTGACACCGAGTTACGGAGAGCAGTGTTACCACCACTTACACCAGTGGTAGCGCCGCTGACACCGTTGTTGCCAGCAGCAGTTGCAAGATTAGCCATAATTTAATTAGGTAGCAGAATATGGAAGTTTACCGTCCAAATCATTGGTCTTGATATTAGTTGCTGCACCAGTAGTCCGACCATACTCAAGATGAGTAGGAGGATTCAAGGTCTCAGAACTTACAAATGGACCAATGCAGGTACCCTGAGGAACCTGAACGATTACAGAAGAACCAGGAACGTAGGACATAATAGTTCCTCCGTTATCAACCAGCCAGCAGCTCAATAGCAGCGGCAGGGTTTACCCAGTCAGCACCCATAGCCATGCGACCAACGATCACATCACCTTGATACATGGTGCGGACTTCAGAACCAGTGGTTT